CCGAACGCATGGACAAGTACTGGGAAATGTCGACGCAAGAATCAACATGTCTGCTTACCACACACATTGAGAACCGTTATCGCGGCCTTTAACAGTGTTGGAAGTTCGTCGCCCAGTCTCTGTGGGGGTTGCCACTCAGTAACGTGTCGGCCACGGAGGTGGTGGTGTGCTTGAGCGAAGTGCAGGGAACGGAGTCGGGCGAAAAGATGATTGTTTGGAGACAGGACGGCCGTATTTGCCGTCGTGGCTTCACACAATCATCTCGGGAGCGCGGAGTTGACGCCGTTCTTGCGGCAACTCCGCCAGCGGAAGACCGCGATAGCGGGCTGAAGCGGTCCCCGCCCGACGTAGTTCCCGGAGCGTAGCCCAAGCGCACCACCACCGGAGTTGCCGACTCCACCGCCTAACGGCGTCATGAAAACACCAAAGAGGCCCAGCGTGACTTCGTCACTGAAATGCTTACGCTGACGGACAGCGACAGTAGCGTGGCCTCGAACGTTTAGGTTATTATATTGAGTAATCTGCCTGTCACATTTGATTAGCAGTGTGCACCAATGAATATGACGATAATTTTGAGCAAAAGGTGCGCAGCGGCGCGGCTTTCGCATTTATAATTCATAGTTTGTTCAAAATTGGCTTCTATACTGTTTAACAACGGGGTGACAAAATGCGTTTTATTGAACGAATTATCATGGGTTTGGGTTATCACAAGCGTGTTCACCTGCTTACCCTGCTTAGCGCGATTCTTTTCACCGCAGCCGGTCTGTTTTTCCAAACCAACCTGCGGCTCGAAAACCTCAGCGCGAGCAACTTCTCAAAACATCTGAATCAATTCTCGCCGCAAGCCGTCAGTGCGGTCAGTCGGGCGAGCAAGGCTGTAACCAATGCCCACCGTCTGCAGCAACAAGCGTACATGCTGGGCTTCTGGATTGCACTGGCTGTCTTCATCGTGCTCACCATCATCATTGCCATCACCATGATGAAGACCCGTCGCGGCGAAGCAACCGCCTACCTGCTAGCCGACCGGACCAAGACTGATATTTCACTGCAGTCAGCGCTCGAGTCGCTCATTGCATTCGTTGTCGGGTTTTCCGCGACCACCTTGCTGAGCCTCATTCACACTAACTACTTCTCAAATCTGATTGCGCATTTAAATCGGCAGGCGTTCGCCCGCAAGTTTGTTGCACTTGACGGCTTAAAGCTGAAAGCCGCCAGCAAGCAGCTCACAAAGCTGTTCACGGGCAAAATTACCGACTTTAACCTTCATGGTTTGCTGTATGGTCGCGGTCAAGCCGATCACTTGCTTGATGGTCTGAGCGGGTACACGGTGACCTTCGCGTTCGGATGTGCCGCGGTGCTCCTCATTCACTTCTTCATTGCGTTCATGCACACCTACCGCATTCAAAAATCACTTTAGCTTTTTAACCTCTGGTCAAGAAAGGAGACGCTCGTTATGTTCTTTAAAGCAAAAACCCTTGGTGGTGGTCGCATTAACCCCGCCTTCAATGAACCGGGCGTCTACTTTGTGGCCGCACCCAATGCTGAGACTGCCGAAAAACAGATTCGTACCTACGGGCGCACGCTCGGCCAGACCGAAATCGGCCATAATTTCGGCTATATCAGCAGCAATTCCGCACTCGTCCCGTATCTCAACGTGAAGGCGAACCTGTTCATCCAGGGGCGCGAGCACGACCTCGATATTCTGCCGCGCTTCATGCTGGACGACCCCCTGTTTCTTGGGCAGAATTCCCGTGCACTCACGCCTGTTGGCCGCTTGTACGTCGAGTTCTACCGCAATGTTCTCGGCGGCAAGCGCTACATCGTGATTGCGGACTTACTGCACGCGATGACGCGCGCCACCGTCAACAAACTGCTGACAGACTTCGGCGAAACCGCGCAGCATCTTGGTATCAGCGTACTGCTGTTCACAAGCGACGACACCCTGATTCGCGATCATCCGGGACGCGCGTTCGCTGCGGCACCCGAATTGCTGGAAACGGATCAGGCCGGCTAAAGTCCCGGACTGAATTTTGGCCAAAAAAAGAAACGCTGAATATTCAACGCTTCACTAGTGCTGGTATGGAGGTGAGGGGAATCGAACCATACCGCCAGTACTAGGTTCAAGACTCACGTGTGCAACAAGTGTGCAACGAGGCCTCCGGGCACCCCCATAAAAGCACCTATACCAATTTAGCGTAAACGCCGTCTAGGACGGCTATTTTTTGCACAAAAAATAGCCCCACCCACTGAAGCGAGTGAGGCTACTAATGGGGTCGAATTCGACCCCTTTACATGTGCACTTTATATTTATCAGTGCCACTGTAATCCGAAAGGCTTATTGCCATTATATTTTGTCATCACGGTTTGGATACTTACTTCATGTATCCGAATCAACATATTGATTTAATCATGCACAACGGACCGCACAAAAAATAGCCCACCCCCGAAAGAGTGAGCCAAATCGAAACAAAGTCTTCTATTTTAAAACGGCAACGTCCCCGTGTTCAGTCGCCGCTGAATTTCCGCCACCAGCGAGCTATATGGCTTGCTAATCTTACCATCCACCGTGGTGCCCAGCTTACGCTGCATGGCAGCCACTACCGAGCTATGTGGCTTGCTGATGATGCCATCTACTTTAGTACCTAGCTTGCGCTGCACAGCTTTCACCAATCGCGAAGGGCTGGACAACACCCCATCGACTGGCGTACCTTCGTGACGCTGCCAGGCACGAATGGTGGCTGGGCCCAGTGAGCCATCAACTGTCAGCTTACCACTACTTGCCGTCCCGGTAGTCGTTATGGTTGCCGGTGTGGCCGCTCCCAAGTCCTTGGCTAGCTGTGCCTTAGAGATGCCGATGCTGGTCAAGTAAGAATATGGGTCACCATGGTCGGAGCCGCCGTAGTTCTGGCTACACCACAGATGCGACTTGAACCCCGCCGTCCTGTCGCCATCATCCAGCGTCTTTGGTACACCATACTGCTTAGCCATAGCTGCGGCCAGGGCCACCCAGTTACGGTATGCCTTGAGTGCACGGGTGCGGTCACTGAACTCGCACAGCTCAAGCTGCACGGGTGCGTACCGGTTGACGTTACCGGCACCCCACGCCACATGTCCCGGAGTACCGACCTGGTATGCCCCCTTATCGTCAACGCCGAAATGTACGAAGGTCTGGGCGGAGTGCCACACCCGGTGCTCGTAAGTCGCCATGTTTGCGGCCGTGGCATCCATGTCGTCGGTGCTGTGCAGCACGATGATCTTGCCGACCGTGGCAGCGGTTCCCGCATTGATGGCAAGTGACTTGTTAATCGTGACCATTTACTTGTCCTCCTTATAGTTGTCGCTCAGACCCGGCGTGGTTGGGTCCGTCACTACACCAAGAATTGACAGCACCGCGAATGCCGCGTTGACGATGCCGGTCAGTTGCGTGCCTAGGTTGGCAAAGTCCCACTTGTAGCCAAAAGGCGCAGCAACAGCTTGTGCAAGCAATAAAACAGCCGGCACTAAGGCCAGCCAGAAATTGACGCTCAATACTCGTACTTTCCAGTTAATCTTCATTATTATTATCTCCTTTGATGCCTACATGGTCTTCTAATCGAGTGATTCTAACCGAATGGCTACCGAGCTCGTCATCGTGTGTCCTCAGATGTTGTCCCAAGTCTGCCAGCGAATGTTCGTGCAGCTTGAGCTGACGATTGATTGTTTCTGACAGCACTTGAATATCAGAGCGCAATGGATCTAAGGCAATCTTTTTGAACAACCAACTGCCTGCGCTTACACTCACCCCTATGATTGATATGAACTCCGCCCAGTCACCAATCGTGTATCCAAAAAATGTCATTGTTTCACTTCCTTCCACAAAAATACCGCTAGGCATTTGCCCCAGCGGCGTAGTCGTTACCGGTAATTTGTTTATATTCATCAGGCGTGATCATTAACGGCACATAAGGAATTAAATCAATTCCCCACTCATACAGTTGTTTGCACATATCGTAATTACTCACTAGTATCTCCCTTCTCAATCGCCATCATTCTTAGCATCAGCGAGGCAATCATCTTCTGTTCAGTTGTGGGGGTCACCTTATTAGCTTCGGCTTCGAGTTCTGCCTGCTTATCAGGGTTTATTACTAACTTGCCGTTAACCCACTTGGTTGCACCTAGCACAATGGTTGCTAAGTCAGGGGCGGCTACTTCAACTGCATCGGTCGTATCAAACGGTGCTTGCCATTGCTCGCCATCGTAAAACTCCTGTTGCCAGCCTATAATGTATCCATCAGCATCAAGGCCAAAAAGCACTCGAACCTTATCTTTTTCTGCCATATCCTTCCTCCTAGAATGCCGTAACTTTTGTCAGAACAAAGCCTTTTGAGTAATTCAACGAACCATTACGGTCATTACCTTTAATCTGTGTAGTAGTTGGATAAACATATTTTACAACTGCGTTTTGATCGTAGTTTACAAAGCCGAGCGGGAACCCTGCACCTGAGTGGGCTATGACGTCATTTTTATAAAGTGGAGTATTGACAATGCCTGTCCCTGTCACTGCGCCGTTTGCATATTCTTGCCATGTCAGCAGCCATCCGGTTAAACATTTATCAATTGAAATAGAAGGTGTGATGGTTTGTTTACTATTCATAGAGTTAACCCCTGTCCACAAGACAGACCCACAGGCATTCATTTTTGCTAACTGAGTCGCATCAAGACTGCCACCAATTGCACCATAGTTTTGAGTCATCCCCATGGTTGCAGTTCGTGGGTCAAACATCACTCCGGCCTTTGCCTTGCTGTATGCAGCATTCG